GCCGGTATCGGTGGCCCCGACGGAATATACCTACAACACGACGACCAACAGTACGTCGAACAATACCAACACCAACAATAATAACAGCACGTCGGCTAGCACGAACACGAACACGAACACGAACACGAACGTCAACCAGAATATTAACTCTGGCACGGTGACCAACGTCAACCAGAACACCAATGTGAACTCTGGCACGATCACGAACATCAACCAGAACACTTCGACTAGCACATCGCTGAACTCGAACTCAAATCACAATTATAACAACGACACGTCGAACTCGACGATCAACACCACGGCTGCAACGAACAACGTCAACCAGAACAACAACGTGAATGTCAGCGACAGCAAGAGCTATAGCGAAAGCGTCAATCGGCAGGTTATCGACCAGAATATCAAGTCGCCGCCCCCAAGCGCCATCGCGCCGTCAATGATGTCCTACAGCCAAGACCTTTGCACCACCGGCCAGTCTGGCGCAGTGCAGACGCAGATCATCGGCTTGTCGGCTGGCCGCACTGTGCGCGACCAAAACTGCGAACGGATGAAGCTATCTAAGACGCTCTACGACATGGGTATGCGCGTTGCCGCAGTGAGCCTCCTGTGCCAAGACACTCGCGTTTTCAAGGCCATGGAGATGGCCGGTACACCCTGCCCGTTCATGGGTAAAATCGGTGAGGAAGCCACCGCCGCATGGGATGAGAACGTAGATGCGCGCCCCGACGCAGAATAAGCGTTTAATTTTTTTACTGGCTGTATTGTTGAGCGCCGAACCTGTGCGTGCGCAGACCTATGAGCCTGCCTTAGTGCCACCGCAAATCCTCGGTAGCCCCACGACGATGACGCCGCTCAATTTAGAAGACGATGCGTCGCGCCGCATCAGTCTGGGCTTTGAGTTCGAGTATTGGGGCCAGACGTTCACCGACGCGTGGGTATCGTCCAATGGCTTCGTGTCATTTCAAAGCGCGGCAAACCTGTGCTGTAGTGGCCGCCCTATCGAACAGGCGCAACGCAACACGATATACGCCTACTGGTCGGACTTGGTAAGCTACACGGGCAACCCATACTATCGCCGCGACGACGGCTCGATCCTCTTCGGTTGGTACGGTACGAGCGAGTACAACACAAATAACAGTAGCACCTTCGAGATTGGCCTCTTTGCTAGTGGCGATATACTGCTGAATTACGGCAATCTAGGCTTCTCCGGTTCCCGCGATTTCACCGCAGGCATCACCGGACCAAACGCGGGCGACAACATTTCGCTCTTCTTCGGGCGGAACGCGCAGTCCCTGCAAAACCAGTCGAGCATCTTGACCCGCGCCGCACCGGAACCAGAAGTCGTGGCCGTTGACTGCCGCACAACACCGATGGACCCAAGCTGCCCACCAACCAGTATTGACGCTATCTCAGACCCTGTGGAAGCGGTTGTTGCCGCCGTTGAACAAAGCGTAGAGCTTGGACCAGAAGAGATAGAGCAGGTGCGCGAAACGGCTGCGGAGGTCATGGTGGCCGCAGTATCCGCAGAAAAAACCACTACAGAGACCGTTGCGCGTGAGGGTAAAACGGTCGAACGGTTGAAGCCCACTCAAGTCGCTGCGCTGTCCACAACCGGCCAAGGCGTGGCTGATAGCGCACAATCGCAAGACGCTACCACGCAGGAAACGCAAGGTGCCGCATTATCTGGCACGTTCACAACGCAGTCTCAACTCGATAACATATTTGGTATGTCGTTCGTACAGGGGCCAAGTATGTCTGTGGGGCAAGAATTATCGCCGCTAGGTATGGCAATCTCTGCGGGCAGCCCGCTATCGCGGGCCAATACAGCCGAGGCTCTGGGTCTTAATTCACCTCCACCTGCGGCCTCTGGTGGGAACGCGCCGCAATCCGAGGGTGGAATGTCCGAGGGGCAGAGCGAAACGATTTCGGCAATGGGCGCTGTTCCGGGCTTCGCTGCATACACACAGGCATCCCTGCAAGATAGGGCTGACTTTTACGCAATTCGTGATATATACAGCCGACGTAGGCTGCAAGACGCAAACTTTGAATTGTATCGCATGATGCAGACGAACGATGCCCGATGGCAGGAGATGGTAGATGAGCAGTACAGATGAGGAGCCAAAGGTCGCCTTCGATGAGAGCGGCTTTAGCTTTAAAATTGGTGGTTTGAGCAGCGGCAAAATTGCCATTATCTTTGCGGCGATATCGACTATCGTTGGTGGTCTGTGGGGTGGCTTTCAGGTCTATCAGCAGTTCTTGACCATGAAGGAAGTCACAGCGGCGTATGTGCCGCCTGATCTGTCTGGTATCGAAGGTCGCATTTCGGTATTAGATGAGCGCGTCACCAGCGTTGAGCGGCTGACCAAAGTCAACAGCGAGGCTCTAAACTACATGACTGGTTCAATCTCCAGCAGTGTCAGCGGCACGCGACAGACGGTTGACGCGGTGTCAAGTAGCGTTAGGAACAGCGACGCGCAAAACATGGCAATGCAGCGCGCTATCATAGACCAGTTGCGTGAACAGGATAAAGATCAACAGCGCCGGATTAAGGAACTTGAGGCCGAGACCACTGCGCGTATCCAAAAGACGCTAGCGAACCCGCTGGCAGGGAAGGAATGATGATGGAAGATAAACTAATGGACGCCCGCATCAAGGCGCTTCTCATGGCTGCGCGCACGATGGCGTTTGTCATCTGCACAATCACCGTCGCCATGATCGCTGGCTTGTTTGTATCGAACGAAGTTATTGACAACAAGGACGTCTTCGGTCTCCTGAGCTACGTCATGACTTCGGTTGTCGGCGCTGTGGCTGGCTCCTATGCCACACTGATGGGCATGAAGGGCGAACTGGTTCCACCACCGCCGGAAGATCGCAATGACCCTGAGCCAGAGCCTGTGGCCCTTGTAGCGCCTGAACCAGACCCGCTACCGCTTACGCCTGACATGGTTGATAACGATATTGACCGCACACTTCCTGCTGGAACAATCTTCTCCGAACCTGAAGCAGATGCAGAAGATGACGATGACGATTTAGAACCGTGGGAAAAGTATCGCAACGACCTGCGCTATGACGCAAACGGTGACGGCGTGGTTGACGAAAATGACTTCCCTGATTGGCGGAGTGCTGGCAAATGAGCTTGATTAACCTTCAACAGAAAATCGGGGTAACGGCAGATGGTGCGTTCGGTCCGGGTACACTTAAGGCGGCTGCGGCTTACTATAAGCTATCACCTAATCGGGCTGCGCATTTCTTTGCTCAAACGGCGCATGAGTCGGGCAACTTCAAGGCGTTCAGCGAGAACCTGAACTACGGTGCAAAGGGGCTGCGCGGCATCTTCGGTAAATACTTCCCGACGGAAGCACTGGCCAAGGCTTACGAGCGCAAGCCTGCAAAGATCGCTAACCGCGTCTACGGCAACCGCATGGGTAATGGCGATGAAGCGTCAGGCGAAGGGTTTGCTTTTCGTGGCAGGGGTGCCCTCCAATTGACTGGCAAATTTAATTATAAGGCGTTCTCCGACTATATCGGTCGCCCAGAGGTGATGACGAACCCTGACATTATCGCCACAGAACTTGCCTTCGAGAGCGCATTGTGGTTCTTCGATAAGAATAAGCTTTGGGGCATCTGCGACCAAGGCATCAACGACGCTGCAATCCTTGCTTTGACAAAGCGGATCAATGGCGGAACCCACGGTCTTGATGACCGTAAACTGAAGACCAAGAAGTACGCTGCTTGGTTGTAAGGAGAAGAATGATGGACTTTAAAAGCATACTGAAGAAGGAAGCTGAAAAGGCAGTCCTCAAGAAAGCCGCAGGCAAAATTCTGCCTATGGATGAGGCATCAAAACCTAAGCTGGGCAAGAAGGCTAAGATAGCTGGACTTCTCGGCGTAATCGCCACACTTGCCGCTGCTGGTGCGCAGTATCTTGGCGGTTAATAATCTGATAGTACCAAGCAACCCATAACGAAAGGAGGGAGGCAGAATTATGTTCGGTTTCTCTCCTTTCTCTAATACACCGTTCAGTGCTCTTACTGGGGTCCGCCAGAACGTATTTGTTACAGGCGTAGCCGCCAATGGCTTCATCGGTAATGAGACTGCTACAGGCAAGGCTAGGGTATCACCTACAGGCGTAGCAGCTAACGGCTTCATCGGTAATGAAACTGCTACAGGCAAGGCTAGGGTATCGCCTACAGGCGTCGCAGCCAATGGCTTCATTGGTAACGAAACTGCTACAGGCAGGGCTAGGGTAGCTGTTACAGGCGTCTCCGCCCGTGGCTCTGTTGGCACGGTTGCAGTTGCCCTCGGCACCCGAGTAACAGGCGTAGCAGCCAATGGCTTCATCGGTAATGAAACTGCTACAGGTAAAGCGAATGTATTACCCACAGGCGTAGCAGCCAACGGCTTCATCGGTAATGAGACTGCTACAGGCAAGGCTAGGGTATCACCTACAGGCGTAGCCGCCAATGGGTTCATTGGTAATGAGACCGTTGCAGCTAAAGCCAACGTAAATGTCACAGGCGTAGCAGCCAACGGCTTCATTGGCACATCTGCAGTCTCAGCTAAAGCCAATGTATTACCTACAGGCGTAGCAGCCAATGGCTTTGTCGGCACGGTTGCGTTTAGTTTCGGCTACCGAGTAACTGGTGTTGCAGCCAATGGCTTCGTCGGCACCGTTGCGACCTCAGCTAGGGCTAACGTAGTTGAGACCGGCTTAGCAGCCAATGGCTTCATTGGCACGGTTGCGTTTAGGTTTAGCTACCGAGTAACCGGCGTAGCAGCCAACGGCTTCATCGGTAATGAAACTGCTACGGGTAAAGCCAACGTAAATGTCACAGGCGTAGCAGCCAATGGCTTTGTCGGCACAGTTGTGGCCTCAGCTAGGGCTAACGTAGTTGAAACTGGTCTCTCTGCCAACGGCTTCGTCGGTACAGCCACGGTCTCCGCTAGGGCTAACGTAGTTGGAACTGGTCTCTCTGCCAACGGCTTCGTCGGTACAGTTGTGGCCTCAGCTAAAGCCAACACCGCCCTAACGGGCGTCTCAGCCAACGGCTTCGTCGGCACAGCCACGGTCTCAACTAAAGCCAACACACTACTTACAGGCGTAGCAGCTAATGGCTTCGTCGGTACCGCAACATTTGGGTTAAGTGTCCGCTTTTCGGTCACAGGCGTAGCAAGCAACGGCTTCGTCGGTACAGTTGCGCCCTCGGCTAGGGCCAACGTAGCTGTCACAGGTGTAGCAGCTAATGGCTTCGTCGGTACAGCCACGGTCTCCGCTAGGGCCAGTACCACCCTAACTGGCGTCGCGGCCAATGGCTTTATTGGTAATGAAACTGTTGTGGCTAAAGCCAACACCGCCCTAACTGGCGTTGCAGCTAATGGCTTCGTCGGTACAGCCACGATCTCGACTAAAGCCAACACGTTGCTTACAGGCGTCTCCGCCCGTGGCTTTGTTGGTACTCCAACCTTTGGGTTAAATGTTCGCTTTTCAGTCACAGGCGTAGCAGCCGAAGGCTTCATCGGGGATGTCAACGAAGCCGTAGTCAATGTAGATAACACGGCGCTCTTCGGTTTCTCAGGCTTCTCAGTTGTGCCCTTCTCCGGGGTGGAAACCGAGCCAAGAGCTAACACAAACGTAGATGTCACTGGCGTCTCAGCTAATGGTTTTGTCGGTACAGTTGTGGCCTCAACGAAGGCCAACACACTGCTTATAGGCGTCTCGGCCAATGGCTTCGTTGGTACTCCAACATTTAGGTTAAACACTAGCTTCTCAGTCACAGGCGTAGCGGCTAACGGCTTCATTGGCACATCTGCAGTCTCAGCTAAAGCCAACGCACTGCTTATAGGCGTCTCAACCAATGGGTTCATTGGTACATCTGCAGTCTCGGCTAAAGCCAACGTACTAACTACAGGCGTAGCAGCCAATGGTTTTGTCGGCACGGTTGTGGCCTCAGCCAAAGCCAACGTAAATACCACAGGCGTAGCGGCTAACGGCTTCATCGGCACGGTTGTAGTCTCAGGTAGGGCCAGTACCACCCTAACCGGCGTTTCAGCTAATGGGTTCATTGGTACTCCAACCTTTGGATTAAGTGTCCGCTTTCCAGTCACCGGCGTCTCAGCCAATGGTTTTGTCGGCACGGTTGTGGCCTCAACGAAGGCCAACACACTACTTACAGGCGTAGCGGTCAACGGCTTCGTTGGCACATCTGCAGTCTCAGCTAAAGCCAACACCACCCTAACGGGCATAGCAGTTAATGGTTTTGTCGGTACGGCTGCAGTTTCAACTAAAGCCAACACCACCCTAACGGGCGTAACAACCAATGGTTTTGTCGGCACGGTTGTGGCCTCAGCCAAAGCTAACACGCTGCTTACAGGCGTAGCAGCCAACGGTTTTGTTGGTAATGAAGCTGTCGTAGCTAAAGCCAACACACTGCTTACGGGTGTTGCTACTACCGGAAGCGTAGGCAACGTCACGTTCCGCTCTGTGACTAATGTTAACCTCACTGGCGTAGCCGCTAATGGCTTTGTCGGTACAGTTACTGCGTCTATCCCACAAAGGGTCTCGGTTACCGGGGTTGCAAGTACGGGTTCGGTTGGCACCGTTACCGTTAGGAAAACAGCCAATGTGGTTGTTAGTGGGGTATCGTCAGTTACCTCGGTTGGGAACGTCTTTGTCGCCATAGGGGCATCCGTAAACGTCACCGGAGTTTCCGCTTCGACGTCGTTGGGCAACGTAACTGTTGTAAATAGTTCGAATGTTTTAGTTACTGGCGTACAAACAACGGGTAGCGTATCCCGCGTCCTTATTTGGAGTGTCATTAATGACAATCAAGACCCGAACTGGCAGCCAGTAAATGACTCGCAAAATACAAATTGGTCTGCTATATCCGACGCACAAACACCAACTTGGCAGTCGGTTAACGATAGCCAGACGGGGACATGGGTACAAGTTAATGATGGAAACACTGTAGTCTGGACTCAGATACCGACGTAAGGAACGAAGATGGCAAGTACGTATAGCAATCTTAAAATCCAGTTGATGACCACGGGTGAGAACACCACCACGTGGGGTGACGTGACCAACGTCAATTTAGGCACTGCCTTGGAAGAGGCCATTGTTGGTTCCGCTGCGGTCGCGTTCTCCAATGCTGATGTCACGCTGACATTGACGAACACCAACAGCACACAGTCCGCACGCAACATACGCCTGAACCTGACAGGCACTGCGACTTCTGGGTACAATCTCGTGCTTGGTTCTGGATGCCAGATCAACAAACCTTACATCATCAACAACGGCACCGATGGCACCATCACCGTCAAGAACACCACTGGCACAGGTGTTGCGGTCCCAGCAGGTAAGGCCATGTGGGTCTTTAATAATGGTACCAACGTAGTTGACGTCGTCACTCACCTCACATCGCTGACCACGACTGGAAATGCAGCTATTGGTGGCACGCTATCAACTGGCGCTAACCTTACGATTGGTGGGGGCGGTGATCTTATAATCTCTTCCGCTACTGGTGGGAATAGCACTTCACTTTACAACGATGCGCAGGACCTTTATGTCAATATTAACTCGGCAGTCCGGATGTACATCTCGGCTACGGGTCTTACCGGTATTGGCGCGACCGCACCCAAGACACGGCTCCAAACGACTGCTGGCGGTTTCCTAAACGCCCCGGTTCTCGGTAGCGCCACTGGCGCACCTTTCTACGTCACCAACTCAGATACCGCTTATGGCCTCCTTGTGGGTGTAAACACGGCTGATGGCCGTACTTGGCTCCAGTCTCAGCGCACGGATGGCACCGCCACTGCAAACCCACTCACGTTAAATGAAGCGGGTGGTAACGTCGGGATTGGTATGGTTCCCGACGTCAAACTTGACGTCTTTGGGCGTGGTCGGTTTATGCAGGACACTGTCGCAACTACGGGCGCTGTCGTTATTCGCCAAAACGTAGGGAACACAGTCCCCGGATACATCCAGTGGGTAGACAACGGTGCTAGTACCGAGAAGGGCTGGATGGTTGTAGATACCAGCAGCAACATGATCTTTGCGCCGAACAGCAGCGAGTCGGTCCGGTTTACCTCAACAGGTCGTGTCGGTATTGGCACCACAACCCCGTCAACAGCCCTCCAAGTAAACGGCACGGTTACTGCTACTACGTTTGCTGGTGCAGGTACGAGCTTGACTGGTACTGCGTCCAGCCTAACCGTGGGCACCGCGACCAATGCGACAAACCTCGTTACGACCAATTTCTCCATCGTGGAGTCGGGCGGTTATATCTATATCAAAAACGGTGCGACCAACATCTGTCGGATTGATAGCTCAGGTAATGCAATCTTCCGGGGCGATGTCACTGGCAACGACACGAGCATCTAATGACCCTACCGACCAGCGGCCCACTTTCCTTATCAAACATTCAGACCGAGTTTGGCGGCTCAAACCCCATCTCGTTGAGTGAATATTATGCTGGCGGAGGTTTGGTACCACCGGGGACGAGCGGCACGAACGGCCCTGTGCCTTCCTCGGGTACGATAAGCATCTCAAACTTCTACGGCACGAGCAACATCCCGCCACTTTCGGTTACTGCTGATAGCGTATCTGGTTTTGACAGCGGCCCTAATTTTATCGGGTCTGTTACTAGCTCAGATAGCCCGAATACGACGCCTACAGGTGGGGTTGCGCCGTATACTTATGCGTGGACGGAGTTGGGGACTTCCAGCGGTAACACCCCGAGTGTTTCCTCGTCTACAACACAGAACCCCTCATGGACTGCATTTGTAGAAGACGTCGAACCCAGCATCTCGACTTGGCGCGTGACCGTTACGGATAGCGCGACTACTACGGCTTTCACCGACATTACCGTAACTCTTACTTGGTTGGATACGCGATAATGGCTTTCATCAAACTCCAGTTTAAACCCGGTGTAAACCGCGACCAGACCGACTACTCTAACGAGGGCGGTTGGTACGAGTGCGACAAGATCAGGTTTCGGTCGGGTTATCCCGAAAAGGTTGGCGGCTGGATAAAAGCTACCCCTACTGCATTTGATGGTGTGTGCCGTCAGATGTGGAACTGGATCACCACGTTTAGTGATGACTTTCTGGCGCTCGGTACCGATGATAAAGTCTACATCGAGACTGGCGGCTACTTCTACGACATCACTCCCTTTGCTGACGCGCTTGTGGGGTCGAACACTTTTGCGGTAACCAACACCTCCACGACCGTCACGGTGACCACGACGACCGCGCTTCCCGCATGGTTGGAGACAGGCGAACCCGTCCAGATTGCTGGCTTTGCGTCGCCTCTTGGCGGCATCCCTATTACTGAACTTAATGGCGTCCATACCATCACTAAGACGGGGGCCAACAGCTTTACATTTACCACACTCACACCTGCCTCCTCGACCACTTCAGTCAGCGGCGCAGGCTACACGGTGCAGGTCGAAATCGAACCGGGTAACGCCATCTCTATTACCGGCTTGGGCTGGGGCGCTGGCCCGTGGAGCCGGGGTTCGTGGGGTTTGGGTGCCACTACGGGCGGCGTTAAACTTTTCCAACGCGACTGGTGGTTCGACAACTTTGACAACGACCTTGCGATGAATATCCGTAACGGTCCCGGCTACTGGTGGGTTCGTGGGTCGGTTGACGATCCGGCGGTCTCTTTGGCTGCGCATGCTATCACACTGGAAGACTTTGCTACCAGCGAAGGATTTGCGTCTAGCGCCGTGCCAGTTAAAATTATGCAGCTATTGGTGTCTCAGCAGGACCGTCATCTTCTTGCTTTTGGCGCGGTTCCTTTTGGTTCGACCGACCCGTTAGATTTTGACCCGATGTTGATCCGTTGGGCTAGTCAGGACTCTCCCGGCGATTGGACGCCCTCGGCACTGAATACGGCTGGGGACCTTCGTATTTCACGTGGTTCGCGCATCGTGCGGGCACTGCCTACTCGGCAGGAAATCTTGGTCTGGACTGACACCAACCTGTATACGCTCCAGTTCCTTGGGACGATTGATGTCTTCGGGCTACAGGAATATGCGGACAACATCTCGATTGCTTCGCCGCGTGCAGTAGCTTCAGCAGCCAACATCACCTACTGGATGGGGCAGGACAAGTTCTATGCCTATACCGGTCGTGTTGAGACGCTGCCCTGCACCTTGCGCAACCACGTATTCAATAACATCAACTTCGATCAGGCCGAGCAGATCATCTGTGGCACCAACGAGCAGTGGAACGAAATCTGGTGGTTCTACCCGACTGCCGACAGCAGCTACAACAACGCCTATGTGGTTTATAACCACCTTGAGCGCATCTGGTACTACGGCACTTTAGACCGGACAGCGTGGCTCGATACCCCGCTGCGGCAGAACCCACAAGCGGCGAACACGGCGATTACCGTGGATGGTAACACCGTCACCACTGGTCCGGGCTACCTCTATAACCATGAGGATGGTATCGACGATGATGTGCTACCGATGGATAGCTACATCCAGTCGTCTGACTTTGACCTTGATGACGGCGACAACTTCATGCTGACTCGGCGTATACTGCCGGATATTGGGTTTGATGGTTCTACTACTGCATCTCCCGAAGTGACGCTGACTATCCGCCCACGCAACTTCCCCGGTGCCCCAGTTTCCATGGACCCTGCAGATACCCAACGTGTAATAGAAACATCGGTAAACCAGTACACCGATCAGGTTTTTGTTCGTGCACGTGCCCGCCAGATGGCGCTTAAAGTACGCTCCGAGACCCTTGGTGTCCAATGGCAGCTTGGCGCACCCCGCCTCGATGCTAGGCAGGATGGACGTCGCTAATGGCCCTCGATAAGTTTAGAGCCGCGCCGCTACCTAACCCTCCATCGGAGTACGATGCGCAATATATGCGGCAGGTTATCCGCGTGCTGGAAACATATTTCTCGCAGCTTGACTCCCGTGCGGGCAATAATGCTGAGACGTACACAGCCAACTTCTTTTATGGTAGCGGCATCGGTCTGACGTTCCCACATAACCAGTTCTTTAGTTTGGTTGACCAGTCAGCAGCAGCTATAGATCAGGCGTACGCAGTGAGGTTGGAAGAGACAAGCTTCACGGATGGTATATCCATCACAGGTGTAAACAACACGCAGATCACCTTCGCCGCTCCCGGCATCTATATGCTGATATACAGCTTAGCATTTAAGAACACGACGAACGACACTCAAGAAGTAAACGTCTGGTTCCGGTACAACAACGGCACCACCACGACGGATGTAGCCAACTCGAACAGTAAGTTTACGATACCACCACGCAAATCCACAGGTGACCCTGCTTACCTTATCGCAGTTACACCCTTTAGTGGTTACGCAGCGACAACGGGTGATTGGGTCG